GGGTTTTTCATACCGGGCAGATTCTTTGTTATCACTTCCCCACGCTCGAGTAGGGCTCAGGTCTACGTTTGACGCCAGAAAATAGATGTTCGAGCGGATGCGTTGTTTTCTCAGCTCGAATATTCCTTTTCTGCAGCTAAAGCGACTCCAGTACCGCATGCCAACGCTCATAGGACAACCCGTGAGGTATATAAATAATCAACAGAGTGCTTTCAAGGTTATTTCCTATCCAATCGTTTAAATCTTGCCATTGTCCAACACAAGGTTGGTCTCGCCAAGACTGGATTGTGGGCAAACAATCTGCTGATAGCACCTCAAGCGCTTTTCCACAAAGCTACGGTATTATTGGAGCCACGTACTCCACGACTTACAGTGCTTCAAACAGCAACACACCGGTTGCATCACCACACCAAAGTAGAGGATAGCTGGGACCATTATATCGGTTTTTCGGCGGCATGCCTACCATTGACGGCGGCATCACCGCATTGCATGTCCAGGAGCGGGTGTCCCCACTCCTTAATGGTATTAATCGGGTTTCATGATCACTTAGAAGGGAGTTCCTCTTTTCCTTGACCATGACATAATATCATACCAATGACAGGATTCCTAGAGCAGTTACAGCCAGTACCAAAGTTGATAGTGAACTGTAAAAGCCCAAGCCGAATACGCAATCTTACGAAATGCAGTTAGGTTCCAATCTGACTACATTATGATTGACTTACAAACCAGGCAGGACAGTGAATTGCCTCTCTCATTGAAGCATTCAAACCTACACAGGTCAAAAGGGTCTCAAGCTGCCAAACGAAGCAAGGAAGTGGGAACGTTTGTTCCATGTTGTACCATGAGCCACACAACCAGTTTATCAGTCTCAGTCTCACGATCTGAAAGTCATGAGCGTTCGACATGAGTGGGTGTGGCACATACAACATTATCCTTGCCCCCTTGACACATTGACCATGGGGGAAAGTAAGTCGTGACACAACACAGCGTTAACTATGTCATGACAGCTCAGTCCGTATCACATGGATTGAACCGAACTTGACGTACCTCCTAAAAGTCACCTTAAGCCACCAGCGGGGGGTCCGTTCTGACACGGAAACCCATAGCGGTCTTAAGGAGCGCCTCGTGAGGAATCCTTCACGAGGCG